TCGCAGGGGAAAAGGTGGCATTTGTCGGACACCATAGCCTGCCGCCATCGTATGTGATCGGGACGACCCGCTCACAGGTAAACTCCCCGACGACCTTGCCGCCGTAAAACTGTGGCCTTGGATAGTCCGTCGCAATGAAGTCCTCGTGCGGATATTTTGGCAGCGTGCAGTAGATATAGCACTTAAACGGCGTTTCCAGCTTTGGCCTCGTCTTGCGCACCTCAATCGTCTTTTCGCCGTTGGCGATCTTCTCACACCACTTGGGGCGGATGCTTAGCATAACAGCCTTACTCATCCTTCTTCGCCTCCAATGCGCGCTTCGCTTCCTCACGGGTGAGGAATACGGTCTTGCCAATTTCCTCTGGATAAAACTCCCATGCTTCGCCGTTTTCGTCAGTCCCCTTCAGGAATACGGTTTTATAGCCGTCATACCATCCGATGCGGTCTGCGTCATCCAATGAAATTTCCCTGATCGGTTGCTCTACATAGTCTTTGTCAATTCCCCAGAATAAAACTTGATCCCCAAAGACAACCTCGAGCCAGTTCTTGCACGGTAGAACCTCCAATCGCCCGTCCTTGTCTGCTTTCAACAGCTCCCGAATCCGTTCTGCCTTTGACGTATCATCGCTAAAGGCAGATTCGATGATGGTCTTTGCGTTTTCGCACTGTTCCGGCGTCATGCCCGTGTCTAAATACTGACGCAGTAACGGGCAGTGCGCCGCCTGGACCGCCGTGCAGAACCCGCCGACCGCAGTACAGTTCCCGTTATCCTCATGCCTAAAGCGGCAACGCAGGCAATTAACATTTTCCATCACATTCCCTCCCATTCTGCGTGCTCACGCAGCGCATTTACGAGGTTTTGATTGTTCATAATTCCTCTCCCAATTTCATAAAGCAGCCCCAAAAGGTCTGCGATTTTTTCCCGCTGTGGTGCCCGAAAAAAGGGCGTTCTCCGATTGCCGCCCAAACATCTGCGGCGGGGATTTGCGTTTCTGCCCACTTAAAAATCAGCACACCGTCCGGTTTTAATACGCGCATACACTCGCGGAATCCGTCATGCAGCATTTCGCGCCAATTCTCTCCGAGCTGCCCGTACTTCTTCCGCAGCCACGCATTTTCGCTGATGCGCAAAAGGTGCGGCGGGTCAAATACGACCAGCGCAAAAGAATTATTGGGAAACGGTAGTTCCGTGAAGTCGCACAGCACGTCAGGATGCACAATGCAGGTTCGTTCTGAATCTTTATTGCTACTTTTCCAGATCCCCGTGTATTCCTCGTCCCGAACGTCGCAGTAGATCGCAGCGGGATGGTTCTTGTTAAACCAAATTGATCTGCCCCCGCAGGTCACGTCAAGAATTTTCTTTCCACGCAATTCGTTTAAAAGGTTTGTATCTCTCATAGTTCCTCCCTACATTTCTTCATTCAGCCAGCTTTCCCACGTCACCATGCGGGTATCATCGGCATTGGATAGCTTCTCTGGGTATTTCAGATCAAGTGAGCAGCCCTTTGCTTCCAGCGCGTCATCCACGGCTTTTTCGATCAACTCACCCAATCTGGCTGCGTTTTTCGTGTAAAATTCAAAGTTTGTCATTCCTCAAACCCTCCAAGCACTTCCTGCCCCGGCAGAACGCCGTCCTCCATCCACCAGTGGAATACATCCACGCCGGTATCTCCCATTCGGAACACGCCGTTCATTTTGCCACATCTCCTCCGCTCTTCCAGCATCCGATCAAAAGCCCGAATATACGCCGCTTTGATTTTGGGATAACGTACAAACTCCATATCCCTTGTTGTTTTTGCCGCCATGGGACAGCCTACGCAGCCGACCCGGTGGAAGCCCTCGCAGTACAGCGGGTTCATGGTGATTTTTTCAACTGCGACATAATCCAGCACATCATCGTCCTTCCAGTCGATGATTGGGTTTACCACCCGCGTCCCTTTCATCTGGCAGGCCTCGAACAGCCGCCTGTCCTCCTCGTTATCGTTGGCAAGGATGAGACTTTTTTGCCGATTGCTGTGCAAAACTTCCCATCCCCCCCTATTTTTTCGGCGCGCTGTGCTCTCCGCCCAGCGAACACCCGTAGCGATAAACCGATCCTTGCCTCCCCCCTCTTTAAGGGCAGCGCAACAGTACCGCATCAGGCGTGTGGGCGGCATGAGCTTCTTTTGAATCAGGTTCCACATGGTAACGCGGCTCCCGTCCGGCTGAACGTGCTTATCTACGGTACACTTCACGCCCTTTTCCTCCAACCGGTGGAACGTATCGTACACATGGCGCACCGTCTCCGGCGCATCCGCCGTGGTGAGGGAGTGCAGGGCTTCAAACGGGATGCCGCTTTTCTCCGCCAGATGCAGCATCGCATCGCTGTCTTTTCCGCCGGAGTAGGTGATCACCAACGGCTTTTCAAAAAGCCGCAGGCTCATATCCGATGCCGCTTTCAGCCGCTCGATTGCGGTCTGCTCCAAGTCGCTCATGCGTCCTCCAATTCCCCGCCGCAGGCGGCATAGCCAGCCAGATCGATCCAGTTATCTGCTTTGCCGTGGCCGGTGGCGATGCGGGCCAGCTTAAACAGGCACATCATAGCCCCCACGTCAGCGCCGGTGATGCAGACGTCCCCACCCGTGCTGACGCATTTTTCCCGGATATACGGCTCCCACAGGGCCGCAATCGTGTTGAAGGACGTCTCCGGGCTACCGTAGTCCTGATCCCGGTCTCCGCACACGCACTGCTTGGCAGCGGCTAAAATCTCTTCACGGGTCATTCCTCCACCTCCGCAGACCAGAACGCCTTTTTGCACTCAATGCAAGGTTGCGCATTGCAGTTAATGCCTGTATCTGAGAACACATTCATCGGGCAAGCATTGAGGCACCCGTGTGCCAAAATTCGTGCGTCGGGGTAATGCTTCAAGAACTCGCTCTGGCGGGTTTTGATTGGGTGATCGGCGGCCCACTGTTCCACGATAGCAACCATCTTTTCTGGGTCTTTCGGTTCACCCAGCTTATAGCACTGCGAAACCCCCTTGTATGCGGCGCAGTTTTCGCAGGTCATTTCGCCAGTTTGATTTGCTTCGCACATCCGTGCTCTTTCCTTCAAAAATTTTACAGCATCCATCATTCTGCCTCCTCAATTTCCACGCGGATTGTATCTCCGCTCCAAAATTTGTGTTCCACGGCTTGAAACCACTTACGGTTATCGTCTGGCAAAATATAGCCTTTCATCGCATCCACAAAGGTTTTGCCCAGCGCGCCGTGATTGTCGATGTCCAGATTGTCATTCCAGAAAAACGTCACCTTGACGGGGTGATTTATCAGACGTTTTGTAACCCCTGCTTTTCGCATTGCCCAGTGGGCAAGCTCGTGCAGCTCTTCCGCATCCTTCTTCCGCTGCGACCAGTGCTTACCGGCGTAATACGCGTTCAGGCCAAACCGCTTGTTCCACGCCGCTTTGCCGCGCTTTGTTGCCGGATAGGGGATCTCAAATGCAATCACCGCTTTTCCTCCTTGCCGTTGGTAATGACGCTGACCACGCGGACGCGGCCCAGAGGCTCCAGCAGCATGGCCACGGCTTCTTTGGTTGCCAGCAGGTCACCGTCCTCATGGATGTCAATCACAAGCCTTGTCATATTCCCTCCTTAGCCCCTCCTGAATTCAGGGCAAAAATTGATTTTGTAGGATTCGGTTCGCCCCGCCTGGCTTCCCGCGTAGCACAAGATCGACGTCTGTTCCGCCTTCCAGCCGGGGACAGGTTCCCCCTCTCTCGACCATGAGCAGCCGCCGCAGGCGTTGGCACAATCCCAGCAAGGCTGTCTGTGAGGGGCAATGAGGCAATCCGATAGCTTAATATTTGCAGCCATTACACACCATCTCCTTTCGCCATCTTTTCCCAGTCCGCATAAGTCATGCCCTGCTTCTTCGCTTCGGAGGGGGTGGGGACGCCTGCGGCTTTCCACCGCTCATGCAGAGCTTCGTACTTCGCATAGAACTTTTCCAGATAGGCGTCGGACGGCTCCGGCATGGGATCCTCCTCCGCGTTGGGTTTTTCCAGTTTTGGGAGGAATGGAACCAGTTCATACACATCCGGGTAAAACCGGTTTCCCCTCGCCCGGACAATGACCGCCTGTTTCACGTCCTCGTAGTCCCACGGAGCCAAAACCAGTGTCCATGCCTCTAAGTCTGCGGCGGTGCGGGACTGCTGCTTCGCGTTGGGGTAGATTGTTTCAATCAGGCTGAACAATCGCCGGGTATCCTGTTTCTCCATGTTCTTCTCCTGTAAGACTTCCGTAGAAGTCCCTAATAGCTTCTTAATAGCTTCTTTTAGCTGCTGCAGCAGCAGCTAAAAGAGATAATATATAATAAATCTTTTCTTCTTAGGGGGGGTATGGGGGGGCGTTCTTCTTTTCTCTGCGGCTGCTGTGTGCGTCGGTGATCGTGCTGCGGCTTGCTTGCATCCGCCCGTCATCACTCTTTAGACACACACGGCAAAGCTGTTAAAAAGGAAGTTCCCCGTCATCCTGAAGTTCTTCAAAACCGCCGCTGTTGCTCATGGGCGGGGCGGCGGTGGTACGGGCGTCGATGCGCTGAGCGCCCACAGAGGCCCACTCCGCGATGAAGTCAATATAGGTCTTGCCCTCGTAGTCACGGGCTTCTACGCGGCCCACAGCGATGATGGGATCGCCCTTGGATGCGCTGGCGACTACGTGGCCCATGGAGCCGAAGCCCTTGACGGTCATCCAGACGGTGGTCCCGTCGGTCTTGTTGTAGGCCGGGACGGAAACGGAGCCGATGACGGTGCCGTTTTTGGAGGTGAAGATCTGGGCGTCCTTGGCGCAGCGGCCACAGATCAGGCCGGTTTTCTGCGGGACGCCCTCCCGGTTGCAGTCCGGTAAGCCGTTCATAAACATCAGGCGTCCTCCTTCGGCTCCAGAGCATCCAGCAGGGCGTCAAAGTCCTTGCTGAGTACCTTGCTGGCGCTGTCATAGCCGTGGCTCTTCAGAAGCGCCTTGGCCTCGCCCTTGGTGAGACCGTGGTTAGAGCAGACTTTATAGAAGAACTTGATCTGGTTGGCGGTGATGGGGGCCTCCGGGTCTTTGCTCTTGAAATAAACCTCGCCGTCCTCGGTGTCGCTCTCAATGTCCTGCGTGAAGCTGTCCGACATACAGCCAAGGGACAGGGCGGCAGACACCAGCGCCCGCTTCTGGGCCATTTTGACGGCACTGTTGGCCCCATCATAGGGGGACTGGCTGCCGGTGCGGCCCTCTCTGGTGTTGCCGGAGCCGTAAGCCGAGGTAATGACATATTCCATGCCGTTGACGATCTTCACAAGGTCGCAGCGGACAAGGAAATAGAAAAAGCCGTGTTCCGTGTCCTCAATGCGGCTCTCGATGGTGTAGCGTTGGCAGAGGCCGTATGCCACGGCTACCTTTTCCGCGCCGGACTTAAAGAGGGTGGGGGTCTTGCTCATGGCCTCGCCGTTCTTCTTGCGGATCATGCCGAAGTCCACACCCCGGCGGAGGGTTGCGGGGACGCCGCCGCAGACGGCAATGGAATAGTTCCCGGTGCGGGAAATGGGGGAAACCGTCAGCGGGGCGGCGTCATAATTGTAAAGGGTCAGTTCATTCATGTGCGTTTCTTCCTTTCTGTGGCTTTATGGAGGGTGCGGCAGGCGTTCACCAAATTCGAATTTGGTTCTACATGGCGAAGCTCATAAGTGCCGTCTTTTGAGAGTTTCAAGGCATAGAGCGCTTGAATTTTTCCGAAACCGCAGCGTGGGTCCCATGAGAAAATCATCTTGTAGGCGGTGAGCTGGGCGGAGAGGGCGGCGTCATGGAGCTGGCCGGTCTTGATGTCCAGAATGGCGGGGGCATTATGGATGATGCCAAAGCGGTCCATCGTTCCGGCCATTTTCATATTCCGGTCCGCTATGGGGCATTCAATCAGTTTCCATTCCGGCTTCCAGTCTTTGAGAAACCGGCGGTAGGCTTTCAGGTATCCGGCAATCTCCGGGGTCTCCTCCGGGTCTTCGCCGTAGTCGATGAGGGCGCAGGCTTCGTGGACGGCGGTTCCCCGGAGGGCGGCAGCCTCCGCCAGCCATGGCCGGTCTGACTTGTAGTCATAGGAACAAAAGCGGGTGACTTCGGTGACGCTGGGCAGCCTTACGCCGTCAAGGGTGTAGGTGTGGGTGGCCTCGTCAAATGTCAGCATTGGGACCCTCCGTATACAGGACCGGGATACCGAGGGCATCGGCAAACAGGTCCATATTTTTATCCAGCTCGTTCGACAGGTAATCCTTGAAGCAGGGCGGGCAGCACAGCTCCCCATTGGGCAGGACGAACACACGGTCGCAATCGTCCTCCACATTGGGGTTCAGGGGATGCTCGCAGAAGTGGCAGATGGGATAGGTTTTTCTGGTCATAGTTGGGTCTCCCTCCAGACACGGACCGCGTGGGCGATGTCCGTATAGTTTTTGGTTCGGTAGCCGCAGGAATCGCATAGGACAAAGAAGCCATCCGCATTCCCCGTGGCTACCATGCGCTTGCCGCCGTACATCCCACAGCGGGGACAGGGCGGCAGCTCTTTCATTTGACGGCGGCGGCCCATCAGACCGCCCCCAGGATATAAGCCAGAGCCAGGGCCAACAGGCCCAGAAAGCAGCCGAAGGAAACCCAGGCGGAGAAGTCGGCCCGGCTCCGGCGGCGCTCCTCCCGTGTGCGGTTATCTCTTTTCACGGCGGGGCCTCCTCTCGATAAAATCCACGATCCGCAGGGGCCACGCGGCGGCGGTGGCTACGCCGATCAGCATGAAAACGTATGTTGTTGTATCCATAGTTAAGCCTCCCCGAAGTGATAGCACTGACGGTGGCCATCGTCGAAGGTGACGAGGAACCAGCGGTGCGGGCTGTTGATGTAAGTGATGGTGCCGGTTTTCAAGCGGGGATGGTCGCCCTCAATTTGGAACGGCCATGTTCCCCGTGTGCCCAGCTCCGGCGGCGCGGGCGGCTTTGGATCCGGCTTAAAGCCGCAGAGGTTGAGCTTGCTCATTTTCTGGCACCTCCGCAAAGCTGGCGGGCGAAGGTGGCGGCGGAGATATGGCCGCTGGCGTCCATGGGGTAGTACTTCCTGACGGTGCGGGGATCCCGGATGCCGGTGAACGCCTTGACGTCCTTGATGTTCAGAAGCTGCCGCCCGCCGGTAAAGGCGAGGATTTGTTCGAGATTGTCTCGATATGCTGGATGTTCCATAGGGGCCTCCTTCTTTTGTTTTGCCGTGATTGCTGATTTTCGTTTCATCTCACTGCTCTGCAATGCCGTTGCGCTGCCAATCGCGGCAGGGCCATTCCATTGCTTTGCGTGACAGGGCCGTGCTGCTCCGTTGCTAATCACAGATGAGCGCTGCTGTGCTAAGCGTTTCTCCGCTTTGCCGTTGCTTTGCTGAACGATTCGCGGCCCTTCCGTAGCACCTCGATGCGATTCCGTTGCATATCACTGCTGCGCCCAGCCTTGCCGACGCGCCGCGTAGCTCCGCATTTCCGTTGCGTCACATCGCTGCGCCCTGCCATTCCACTGCGTTACTGGATCTCCTCCCAGGTGAACCGGCCTTTTCCACTGTTGCGCCACTGGCCGATGCCGGAGAAGCGGCCATAGTCCAGCCATTCCCGGACGGCCTTTTCATGATCGTCGCAGAGGCAGACTACCCGGAACTCGCAGGTAGCGCCTGCGGGGATCTCCTCACTCATGGCAAGGCTGACACGCTCACCCTGCGCCGTCTGCGCTCTCAGGGGGCGCTGGCACTCACCAATCGGGCCGTCAAACTCCAACGGGATCACGCGGGGCTCCGGGAAGATCAGCTTGTCGATCTCCTTCTTGTAAGCCTTGATCTTCTCGGACGCGGTGCCCTTGACCTTGCGGAGACCGCCGCAGGTATCCTTGAAAAAGCCCTTGATCTGGTAATCGTAGAGGAACGGGGTGCCGTCCTCCATCCGGGGGAACACCGTCATGGCCTTTTCTGCCACGGCATCAGCGCCCAGCGCGGAGACTTCCTCTTCCACGGTGGCGGCATCGGGGGACTTGGAGCCGATAAACTCCCGGTAGATTTCCGGGTTTGCGGGGGACGTGCCGAGGATGGGTTCGGTGAAGGTGAGCTTTACTTTCAGTTCTTTCATGTTGATTCTCCTTTTCGTGATTGCAAGTTGGTGTGAATTGGTGTATGTTTGGGGGGTAAGGGGGGATATGCGGTGCAGAGGGAATTTGAAGAATACGCCAAGGCGTTGGCGGATGCTTCACGGAAACAGCAGCAGGCCCAAGAAATGGCCGAGAAGAAAGCCGAAGAAAAGCGTGTAAAGCGTGCGGACTTTCTTTTCGAGCTTTTCAAGGCGCTGGCTGTCGCCGGGGTCACGCTCCTTGTGGAGCATATCGGGGATATTTGGGCGTTCTTGCATAAATAACACCTCAGGGGGGATTGAAATGGAACCATCGGAAAGAAATAAACGAATTATTGCGATTGCAACGGGTGTGTTTTGGCTTTCCATTGTGGGGTGGGTGTTGCTGGAAAGCCGCCCAGCCGGGCCATTTGAATTTCATTGGCTTCGTAACGGCACTACAGGAGAACGGCTTCCGTTAATTGCAAACATCGTCCTTTACAGTATCGCCTGGGCGTTTTTCTCCATGATCCCGTCTGCGTGGGTATTTTTATTTGCTTTAGGCGTTTATTCGTTCCTCCATAGGAAGGACAAGCGGCGCCTCAATCGTTATTACCACCCGCCGTATGAAGAAGAAATGTTTTATGCGGGGAGTTTGTCTTTTGCGCTCGTTTACATCACGACGGGAGTTTTGCTGCTTCTTCACATTACAAACATGGTTGAAATCAAGTTTCCGTGGTTCGATTAAATCTTACTTTCTGGGTATAAAAATATTGTCCATGGGGACGCCGTAAAGATCGCAGAGGGAAAGCAGCTTGTCCGCTGGGGGGAATCGCTTGCCGATCTCCCAATTATAAATCGTGCGGCTGCTGACCCCAATGGATCTTGCGGCGTCTTCCTGCTTCATTCCGCGGTTTACGCGGGCGGCGCGGAGGGTAACTTGAAAGCTCATAGCGTGAACTCCTTTCGTTCGATTTAATCTAACATTATAATACCACCGGCGAAAAGGGATGTCAAGCAAAAGGTTAGGTTAAAACGAAAAAAAGTTCTTGCAATTCGATTAAAAATGACTTACAATGGATTTAACAAAAAAGGGGGTGAAACCAATGGGGCAAGAAGAAATCTGTGCAGTTTTCGCACGGAATCTAAATAAATTGATGATCCGGGAGAACCTGAAGCAAAGCGATCTCGTATTAAAATTGAACGTGTCGAAAGCCCAGGTATCAGACTGGTGCGCCGGGAAGAACATTCCCAGATCGAATTATCTGGCTGCGCTGGTAGACCTGTTCGGCTGTCGGCTTTCGGAACTCATGAGCGAAAAACAGCCCGCCCCCACGAATGGAGACGGGCTGAACGCAGAAGATAAAAGGCTGCTTATGATGATCCACAATCTATCACCGGAGGACCGGGAACGGATTGTTGCGATAATAGAAGCTCTTGCAGGGCTTGAATAGCAAGCGCCTGCTTTTCCGGGGACAGGGAGCGCAATGCCAACAGGATTTCAAGGTCTGTCATAGGTTGGATGCTCCTTTCTATTTGAAACCCCGGCCCGCCGAAGCGGGACCGGGGAAAGGGGAGTGGGCCTATGAGAACAATAGACCCATCTGGAAGGAAAGTCCAATTCAAAGGGAGGATTTTCCTTGCAAAAAACTTGCAAGGAGGGGAAAACGGTGAACTTTTCGGAAAAAGCCCGCGCAATGCGCATGAAAAGCCCGCTGACGCTGCGGGAGATCGGCGAGCAGTGCAATGTATCAGAAAGTATGGTATCGCGCTACATTTCAGGCGCGGCGAAACCGCCGGATGATATGGCAGAAAAGATTCTGGAGGTGCTGCGGAACAGCGAACAGGACGATGACCATGGCATTTACGCCGCTCACATCGACGATCTGCGGCGGCTGATCCGCCAGCAGCAGTGGGAGAAGCGGGTATTGTTCGGGGTTCTCGTTTCCCTTTTGGTTTTTCTGCTGCTGCTCTATCTGGACGCTACTCACGGGGGCTGGGGTGCGATCCGGTACATAGGATAAATAGAAAGCCGTCTGAGTGCTGGAACACTCAGACGGCAGATGATACCACCAATCGCAATCACGACAAAGCCAAAGGAGGATCACTCACAGTATAGCACGATCCCCCTGGCGATGCAACAGGAGGAAAGGCAAAAATGGCGAAGAAAAGTAAATATGGCGTCCGCAAGGACGGACTGCACGAGGCGATCCGCACCATCAACGGAAAGCGGGTAGCCTTTCGCGGTAAGACTGACAGAGAGGTAGACCGCAAGATCTTAGAGTACAAGCTGGAGGCGGAGAAAGGCCGGAATTTCCCGGTGATTGCGGATGAATGGGAGCGTGAGCATGAAAGCGAGATCTCCGAATCGTCCCGGCGGGTATACAGCTACGCCGTAAAGCGTCTGAAAGAGGCGTTTCCGGGGCGGGCGTCAGAGATCGAGCCGGTAGATGTGCGGAACTACATCAAGCGTTTTGAGGCGCAGGGCCGCAGCGCAAACAGCGTCGGCATTGAGCTGGCCGTCTGCCGGATGATCTTCACCCATGCCGTCATTAAGGGCGATATTCGGATCAGTCCGGCGGCGGAGGTCAAGAAGAGCCGGGGTCTGCCCTGCAAAAAGCGGGAGGCGCTGACGGAAGAGCAAGAGGAGGCCGTTCGGTCGGCGGGCGAGGCTAAGACGGCGCGCTGGTGGCTGTTCGGGTATCTACTGTTGTACACCGGATGCCGCCGTGGTGAGGCGCTGGCGCTGACGTATCGGGACATTGACCGCAAAGCTGGTGTGATCCACATCGACAAGAAGGTCAACTACGCAACCACCAAGCCGGTTTTGGAAAATCACCTGAAGTCGGATAACGGCCTGCGGGACATTCCCCTGCTGCCGCCTCTGGCGGAGGCGCTGCCGAAAAACCGGATCGGGTTGCTGTTTCCGGGGGATGATGGGGGCTATATGCGGCCCCACGAGATCACGCGGGAGTGGCGGCATTACTGCCGAGACGTGGGCTTGAATCAGATCCAGCAGGGCGAAAACGGCGAAACGGTGGAGACGTTCCCCATCACTCCGCACTGCTTCCGGCACAGCTTTGCGACGATCTGTTATGAGGCGGGGCTTGATCCCAGACAGGCGGCTGGCTTGCTGGGCGATACGCCGGACGTGGTGGAGGCGGTTTACACCCATCTGCGGCAGGACCGGAGGCAGACGGCAGCCGAAAAGCTGACGGCGTATTTCGACGAGAAACCCGTATCGCAACTGTGAAGTTACTGTGAAGTTTTTATTCAATTTTTCTACATCGGGTTACATCAAAACGCAATTCTAAAAAACGCCGGAAGTGTTGAAATTGAGTGGTTTGATGGGCTTTTGTGCAGACTGATGTAATAAGGCGTAGATGGTGAATAAATAACCATCTGTTAACACTTTATGAGGATTTCAGTGGGATTTCTGGCTATACTGTGAACGTACTGTGAAGCATGGCGAAAACGGCATAAAAAATCAGCGGCTCGGATGGCTCCGGGCCGCTGTTCTTTTTCGGTTGTCAATGCTCCCAGCTGCCCTCGTGACCTCCGGGGCGGGCTGTTCGGGGGTGGGTGTGTGTTACAGGTTGTCGCACTCCCGGTTGTAGTACTCCCGTCTCGCTGCCATGTACGCGGCCTTTTGGATCTGGCTGAATCCGGCAGCGGTAAAGAGTTCTTCCGCGTCGGTGTAGTCCTTCACGCCGTCGCAGTTGCCGAAGCAGGAAACCACGTCAAAATCGGCTTGCCAGTTGATGACGTATTCGTGATTGTACATCTCCGACAGAAACGCGCTTTTCCAGTATTCCGCGTCGCCCTTGTTCCGCTGTTCGGCCTCGTCAAGCCCCCGTAGCAGCTCCGCGCCACGCTTTACAAAGTCGGCATTTCCCGGGGCATAGTACGCCATGAAAACCGGGGAGAAAATCATGCTTTCCGTCTTCTTTGCGATTTTCGCCCGCTCTGCGTCGCTGCCAATGAAAAACATGGAAACATGAGGGCGGCGCATGGCGTAGTAATTGCGGATATAATAGGCTTTTGCGGTGTAATCGTCGTAGCTGTTCACGGTTTGAAGCTCCGCATCTGTAAACAGCTTGTGAGAAAGCTCCCGGCGGTAAATCTCGCGCAGCTCGTCCCGGCTCTTGCCTTTGTGGTGAAGCTCGTAATCATTCGCATAGTAGATATGCTGACCGTCAGCGCAGACGCAAGCGGAGAAGCCAAACCAGCCGCCGAAATCCACAAAATAGACCGTATGCCCCTTGATCGTCTCGACCTCCTCCGCAAAGCTGGCCAGATCCGCAGCGCTCATGCTCTCAATGTCCTTGATAGTGTAGTTGTATTCGTTCATTTTGTGTTCCTCCTTGATTTTGTTATACATACTATAGCGAGTATGTCAATTTTTAAGGGGGAAGCTAATCCCCGCTTAAAAATTCATCAATCGCATCTTTCAGCTTTTGTGAATAGCTGATTCCCTTTTCTGCGCATTTGGCTTTATACCTTGCAGCAGTTTCTTTTTCAACGGAAATCGTTAACCGTGTGTAATGGGCTTCGTTCCAGCGTCTTTTAACTTCCGTGCTGGTGGTGGTTTTCCGAGTTGCTATTGACTTCCGCCCCCCTTCGGGTTATAATCAGTAGCAAGGGCGCCGTTCTCCCTGAGTGGTAGTCGGGAAGTCGGCCAACTTGTCAAGTTTAGAGCTTGAAATCGCCGCTTCTCGCTATTGTCGGGGGGCGGTTATTTCTTTATCTGGATTCCCAGAGAAACAGCCGCAATCACGAGCATAAGTAACGCAATGGTTTCTGTTAGGCTCATGGGCTGTCCTCCTTTCGGAGCTGGCCCCGGTCGCCCTTGCTGATGCTAAAATAACATACTGTTGCGAGTATGTCAAGCCCTTTTCGAAAAAAATTTTTTGCGGTGGCTGATTGGCGGGGGCGGCTCAGCAGGCCGCCCCGATCTGGTCAAAATTACTGCTTTCCCGGCTTCCATTAAATACCTGGCTGCCATACTTCCGGCGGATGTCCGCCATGCTGGTATTGCCCCGGCGCCATTTGCGCCCTGCTTCTTCGTGGTGCCAATACCATTGTTTTTTGTTCTGGCTCCAATGGAAACCCGCCGCTTTCAGTTGCTCTTTATGTGGCTTCGTGTCTCCGCTGACCCACACCCAAGACCCGCAAAGCTCAGCAACTACGCCCTGCAGCTTCATAAGAAATTCAATCACGGTGCGGAACTCTTCCGGCGTCTCGGTGGTCTGGTGGTATTCGTCCGCGCTGGCGTTGTGCTGCTTTTTCAGTTCTTCAAAAATGCGGTCATGCTCTGCGTTGATGGCTTTCATGGTGGCTTCATCCCCGCCAACGTCCGGATGATGCTTTATTGCCAAGCGGCGATACTGCTTTTTGAGATCGTCCAAGGTCTTTACATTCTCAAAATATTTCATCATGGTGTTGTCCTTTCCGGCCTGTCGGCCTGTGGCGTTGTCGTGTTTGCTGTTGTTGCCTGAATTATAAGGCGGACTGATACGAGCTGTCAAGGGGTTTTTTGCAAATTCGTGCAGGTTTGGCAGGTTCGCACAGTATCAGGCGGACTTTTTTGTGTATGTTGTCAGGCTGACTTATACGCGCCTATGCGATATAATAAGACGCAAAAGGAGGTGCAACCATTGCAGCGCAAGGAATTGAAAACCAGCAAGGCCCAGCGTGACGCCTCCCTCAAATGGGAGCACGAGAACAACGAGAAAGTCACTATCAAGCTGAGGATCGGAACCGACCCCAGCAAGGCCCAGATCAGAGCGGCAGCAGCCGCGGCAGGTCAGAGCGTCAACGCCTGGATCATTGAGGCAATACGGGATAAGCTGTAACGAGCGGCAGAGCGTCGAGGGATAACACCCCCGGCGCTTTTCTCTTTGTATGCGGGGCGGCAGCAGCGGCAGCGGGGGCAGGGAGAGAGAGAGGGAAGGGGAGGGGGACTATAGGGGGAGAGAATAGGAGAGTGAGAGATGGGGGCGTATTCCCCCTACCCCAGAGAGATAAATATATATTTCTTACAGGGGGGGTATATATATACTTCTACCGAGAGAGTAGCGAAAGAAAGAGGCGGAGCGAATAAAAAACGCGAGAGAACGAGAGGAAACGAGAGCAAAACGGAGTATTTGCGAGATATTCGGAGCTATTGCGAGATTGAGGCAATTACCCTTTTTCGGGGAGATTTAAGGGGCAATTAAATATTTCCGTTGAGGCTGCTGGCTTCCGGCTGTTGCTGTGTCGATTCTGTGTATTTCCTCTCCCGGTCTGGCAATTCCTGTTGACTGCTCCGGCTGGCTGGGGCGATTGAGCAGCTCCGGGGCTGGGGCTGTAGTCTCTGCCGCTGGGGAGGCCCTACTACCAGGGACGGGGAGGGGGTGTACTAGGGGGTAGCGGAAAAACAGGGGGTGTCTCTCGCGCGGGGTATAGGGCTATATACACACATCCCCTCTCCCCCTCCAAGAACTTGCAGTGCAGCTTCGGGAAGCTACGCTCCCTCTGGGGGGTGGCGGAAAAAGGGGGTGGGGGATTTTATGTAGAACATTACGAAAATAACTGAAACCCATTGTATTCGCTTGATGAAATATGCTTGAATGAAGTTGGCGGGATAGAACCCGCCTGCCTCCTGTGTCAGATGCCATTTTTCACCTTCAGTTCCTTTCCTGTTGCCCGGTGGGTCCACACAGCCCACCGGAGCATGGTTTCGTAGCTCAGTCGGAAGAGCGAGCGGTTGTTAACCGCTGGGTCGCAGGTTCGATTCCTGCCGGGACCGCCAGAATACCGGGTCGCACCCGGCTGTGAAAGTCAGCCGCAGGAAACGCGATAGACCAACCTGACGTCTCGGAAATAGCAACGAGGGCAAGTCGCTCAGGAGCGCGACGCGCGAACCACGACGCAACGGGACTTTGAGAGCCTGATAAATCGGGGCGCAGGGCCCTCCGCACCTCTCGACGATGTGACCCAGGAGGGACATTTGCAGACGTAGCTCAGTTGGCAGAGCACCGCGCCAGGAGGTATGCGCTGGTTCAAGCCCAGCCGTCTGCGCCAGAATTTTTTGTGAGAGGGGGGGCCGGGGCATGGCTTATCAGAAGAAAAATCCCACTGCGGAAGAGCACAAGGCACACATGGACAGTATGCACAAGAAAGCCGCCGCGGCCCACAGGAAACAGACGATTGAGAAGATCAAGGCGTTCCTGAAGGGATCCGAGGAATACTTTGACACGCAGGACCGGCTGGAGCAGGCATACAGCGAGGCGGGCCTTGCCAATGCGATGCGATGGACTGTTCAGCGGCTTCAGGGGTATTACGACTACAACGATGGCCGGGAGGCCGAGGTGGTCGAGGCGCAGGTGGAAGCCTTTGAAGCGGGCGATGAGGAGATCGACGATCCCCGCTGCGTCATGAGCTACTACGTGCGGCTGGCATACCAGCGGATTCAGGAGCAGATCGACACCAGCCCCATCTACCAGGAAAAGGGCATGGTGACGCGAGGCATTTTCCTGAACAAGCAGAAGCGCCTGGGCGGCTATCAGGACAAGCAGGAGACCCGCCATGACATCAGCGTGAACGTGACCTTCGGGGACGGCGTGGACGCAAGCGACTTCAAGTGAGGAGGCGGCGAGGTGAACGGCCTGATTTTGGTTTTATCCCTGATCTGCGGGGCGGCCAGCATAGGCGCTGTCGTATGCGCGGTGCTGATCCTGCGGCTGCTGCGGGAGATCAAAGCCACCACCCCCGCGAAACCGGAAAAGCCGGGAACGGAGGAGCCTACGGACCGACAGAAAAGCGTGGAACAGGGCATTGATAACTTGATGACCTACGATCTGAACACCATGAAAGCCAGCCTGAAGGGGCGGGAGGTGTGATATGGCGGTTACGGTACAGCAGATTTTCGACATCGCCATCCACCTGATGGATTCTCAGAACGAATCCACCGGCTCCACGGACACGGCGGACACCAAGGAGTACAAGCTGCGGACCGTTTCGTTGCTGAACAGCGTTTTAGACCGGGCGTTTCCGTACAGCGACAACTACCGGGAGGCGCTGGAAGCGGCGGGCGGCAAGCGGCCTATCTGCCCCAAGGTGACGGAGATGACGGACGAGGTGGCGCTGGATGAGCGGATCTGCACCGGGGCGCTGCCCTACGGTCTGGCAGGTCTGCTGTTGCTGGAGGAGGACCCCAGCAGAGCCAACTTCCTGTGGCAGACGTTTCTGGAGCAGCTGGAGCTGTGCCGCCAGAGCCTGCCCAGCGTGATCGGTGACGTGGAAAACCTCTACGGCGGCATTGAGCACGGGGAGTTTGGAGCATGGTGGTAGATGGGACGTGGGTCTACCGCTGCCCTATCTGCGGGAAAGCGCTTCAGCACATCGAACCGGGCAGTGTGATCTACAACACGCCGATTTACTGCCGAAGATGCAAGATGAGCCACTACCCCACCATTTTTGAGGGGCGGGAGCTGGATACAGACGTCCCATTTCCCCTGAAAACCGAATAAAAACGAGAGCCCAACGAGGCCATGAGAACGGCGAAAGCCGTTTCTTGTGGTCTCGTTTTTTATTTTGTCAGCAAAGCCAGACCAGGCTTTGAAAATACAAAGGTCCGGCCAGACCAGGCCGGAGAAAGAGGCCAATATGGACGAAAACATGAACCAGATCCCCGAACAGGAGCCCGAAACTACGGACGCCTTTTTGGACGATTGGGACGGCGGCGCGGAGATGACGGCAGACCAGCCGGAGGAGACCGCAGAGCCGATGGAGACTGGCAAGGAAACGCCTGCCGAGGACCCCAGTAAGAGCGCGGAGACACCGGAAGAGGGTACCGCTCCTACCGCAGACGCGGAACAGGAAACCCAGATGCAGCAGACCGAGGCGGAAACCGTGGACGCACGGCCCCAGACATGGGAACTGCGGCACATGGGCGAGGTGCGGCAGGCCAACGAAGCGGAAATGGTGGCACTGGCCCAGAAGGGCATGGACTATGACCGCATCCGCAGCCAGTATGACGAGTTTAAGCCTGTGATGGAGATGGTCAACCGCTTTGCAAACCAGCAGGGGTTGACCACCAAGGAATACATTTCCATGCTCCGGGCGCAGGCAAAGCAGGCCGAGGGCCTGAGTGAAGCGGACGCGCGGCGCTCCGTGGAGCTTGAGGACCGGGAGGCCGTTGTGGCCGCCGCAGAAGCAGAGCGGCAGGCCCAGCAGGACGCCATGGTGCAGGCCCAGCGGGCCGAGGCCGAGGCGGCAAGCCGCCGACAGGCGGACATTCAGGAATTTCAACAGACATTCCCAGAGGCAGCAAAGGATCCCAACAGCATCCCGCCTCAAGTCTGGGCAGACGTGCGGAACGGCTCTTCTCTGGTAGCCGCCTACGCCCGGTACGCCGTGCAGCAGGCGCGGCAGGACGCGGCAGATGCCAAGCGGGAGACCGCCTCCGTACAGCAGAACCAGCGGAACGCGGAGCGCTCCACCGGCAGCATGAGAAGTGCCGGGGACAACTCCAAGACGCGGGACGATTTCGGAGACGCCTTTGACAGTGCCATGTAACGGCTCTTTTGCCTATGGGGAAACCGGACGAAAGAGAGGTTTTTACCTATGGCTATCAATTACGCAATTAAGTACGCAACCAAGATCGCGGAGCGCTTCAAGAAAGCCTCCATCACCGCCGATGACTGCGGCAACAGCTATTCCTGGCTGAATCCCTACAGCCGCACCATCCGCATCGGCAGCGTGAACACCGTGCCTGAGACCCAGTACACCCGCAGCGGCTCTAACCGCTTCGGTGAGGTTCATGACGTGGGCGACACCCTGCAGGAGATGACCTGCGAGATGCAGCCCGCTTTCTCCTTCACCATCGACGCGCTGGACCAGACCGATCAGGCCATCCAGAAGTCCGCAGGCAGCGCTCTGCGCCGGCAGCTGGACGAGGTGACCATCCCCGGCATGGACAAGCACCGCATCAAGAAGTGGATCATGGGCGCGAACATCGCCGTCAAGGAGACCACCGCCCCCACCAAGGCCACCATCGGCGGTCTCATCATCGACCTGAACGCGAAGATGACCGACGCGCTGGTGCCTCTGGAGGGCCGCACCCTCTACATCGCTACCGAGTACTACAAGCTGCTCAAGCAGATGCCCGATTACATCGGCGTGGACGCTCTGGGCAAGGAGGCTCTGGCAAAGGGCGTTGTGGGCGAGTTCGACGGCTGCCGCGTGAAGCCCATCCCCACCAGCTACATGCCCGCCGGTGTGTACTTCTTCATCAAGCACAAGGGCTGCACCGTGGACCCTGTGAAGCTCCAGAAGTACAACATCCTGACCGAAGTGCAGGGCTATTCCGGCCCCGTGGTGCAGGGCGTGACCTACTATGACAGCTTTGTGCTGGGCGCCAAGGGCGACGGTGTTGCCGTTTGCGGCAACGCTGCGGTTCTGGCGGCTCCCGTGATGTCTATCACCGGCCATGCCGTCAGCATCACCGCCGTGTCCGGTGTGGTGTTCAAGTACACCACCGACGGCACCAACCCCCGGTACTCCACCACCGCTGAAGTCTACACCGCCGCTGTGACCCTGACCGCCGGTCAGACCATGCGGGCTGTGGCCACCAAGGACGGCTGCGTGGGCATCGAGGGCACCAAGGATTACGAGTGATCTCATGGGAGGGGGCTTCGGCCCCTTCCCCCATATATGGACGGAGCGGGTGCATGAACCCGGCCCGTCCACCAGATATAAGGAGCGATTATGCCTCGATATAAACAGACAGCAGGCGGAACGGTGCAGGTAGATTTGGGGACGCTGAACCCCAAGCAGAAGAAGTTCTGCCAGTCCCGGAGCCGGTACACGGCTTATGGCGGTGCCAGAGGCGGCGGCAAGACGCACGTTCTGCTGCGGAAGGCGGCAGGCGGCGCGCTCACTTACCCCGGCATCAAGATCCTGATCGTGCGCCGGGAGTACCCGGAATTGGAGCAGAACATCATCCTGCCCATGCAAAAGCTGATCCCGCCGGAGGTGGGCAGCTACAACGGCAGTATGCGCATGATGTTCTTCTGCAACGGCAGCATTATCAAGTTCGGGCACTACGGTGCGGGGGACGATCAGGAATATCAGGGCCTTGAGTTTGACTGGATCTTCATGGAGGAGGCCACTCAGTTCTCGGAATCCCAGTTCCGCACACTGGGCGCGTGTTTGCGTGGCGCGACCAAGTTCCCCCGGCGAATGTACCTGACCTGCAACCCCGGTGGCATCGGCCACCTGTGGGTTAAGCGGCTGTTCGTGGACCGGGAGTACCGGGAGGGGGAAAAGGCCAAGGATTACACCTTTATCCCCGCCACGGTGGACGATAACCCCCAGCTTTTGGAGGCGTCCCCGGAGTATAAGCAAATGCTGGACCTGCTGCCGGAGGATGTACGACGAGCGTGGCGTTACGGTGACTGGAACGCCATGGCAGGCACGTTCTTCCCGGAGTTCCGCAAAGAAACCCATGTGATCGCGCCTTTTGTACGGGTGCCCCGTGAGTGGAAGAAATACCGGGCGTTCGACTATGGCCTTGATATGTTCGCCTGCCTTTGGGTGGCGGTGGACTTTGAGGGGCGGGCCTATGTGTACCGGGAGGTACAGCAAAGCGGGTTGATCGTCAGCGAGGCGGCAAAGCTGGCAAATGCCCTGACCCCACCGGAAGAACACATTGAGTTCACCATTGCCCCGCCGGATATGTGGAACCGGCAGAAGGACAGCGGGCGGAGCATGGCGGAGATCTTCGCGCAGAACGGGGTGGGGCTGCTGAAAGCCAGCAACAACCGCGTTCAGGGATGGATGGCCGTCAAGGAGCTTCTGAAGCCCATGAAGAGCGACACGGACCGTCCCGGACTGCTGGTGACGGAAAACTGTGTGGGTCTGATCCGCAACCTGCCCTCCATCCAGCATGACGAGAAAAACCCCTCGGACTGCGCCACGGAACCCCATGAGATCACCCATATCTGCGACGCTGCCCGGTATTTCTGTGTCACCCGCGTTTTGGGCGCTCAGAAAACCGTGGAGAAGATCGTGGACGATTTTGACGAGGGCGAGGACTACGATGACGTGATGACGGGCGGGGAGATGACCGCCGATTATTTATCCTACGGATAAAGGAGGCCCGGACGATGGCTCAAATCACATCCAGCAACGATATTCAGGTGTTGAAGATCCGCCAGTTTTTGGGCCTGAACGAGAACCCGGACGGGGATACCAAGATCAAGAACGGCGAAATGAGCAAGATGCGGAACTTCCGTGTGACGCGGGAGAAGCATTTACAGATCCGCCCCGGCACAAAGACGGTCCTGAACCTGAAAACGGCATGGGACGCATGGTGCGCGGAGAGCGGCCACACGGCCCCCACAGCAAACCCGGTTTTCTCCGGCGCGTGGGAGGGCGTGGTAGACAGCAAGCAGCGGACCCTTGCCGCCTTCGGCGGTCTGATCTTCTCTCTGGACCCGGCGGCGGCAACAACCAAGGTCGTGGGCCAGTGCACGCAGGCCCAGACTTCGTTCTTCGGCTTTTCCAACAAGGTTTACCTGCTGAATGGCCATGAATACATGAGCTGGGACGGCAAGGATAATAGCAGCTTTACGGCAGTGGAGGGTTATATTCCCACGGTGATGAACGCCACTACGCCTGCGGGCGGCGGGTTTTTGCTGGAAAACGTGAACCGGCTAACGGGCAAGCGGAAGGTGCTGTATTCCCCCGACGGCAAGGAGACGGTTTTCCACATCCCGGAAAAGACGGTGGATGAGATCATCTCCGTGAAGATCGGGGACAAGGCACAGACCTACACCTCCGACCTGACGGCACGGACCTTCACCATTACCCCTGCCCCCGCCGCCGGAACCAACACACTGGAACTGGTCTACCGCAGCGGCAACGGAGAGCGGGCGCAGGTAACGGGGATGCGCTTCTCCGAGTTTTACAACGGCCAGACGGACAGCCGCGTGTTTCTATACGGAGACGGCACCAACAAGACCATTTACTCCGGGATTGATTCCACCACAGGTAAGCCCTCAGCGGAATACTTCCCGGATCTGTACGAGGCGGAGGTTGGCGAGGCCAACACGCCCATCACCGGCATGGTGCGCCATTACGCACGGCTGGTGGTATTCAAGCAGGACGCCACCTACTCCATGAGCTATTCCACGCTGGTAACGGCTACAGACGTCACCACGGCGGCGTTTTACGTGACCCCTGTCAACCGGCAGTTCGGCAATAAGGCACTGGGACAGGTGGACATTCTGGAGAATAACCCCCTGACGCTGGACGATCAGGCGGTGTACCGGTGGCGGAGCGTATCCACCAGTGGAAACATTACCTTTGACGAACGGAACGCGGAACGGATCAGCAACCGGGTAGAGGTGACACTGCAAGGCTTTGACATGGCAGAGACCCGGACCTTCAACCGGAAATCGGCGCAGGAATACTGGTGGATGTACGGAGACAAGGCGCTGATCCTGAACTACGGCGCGGACGCATGGTATCTCTACACCGGATTGAGCTTCCGGGCCATGGTGGAGGTGGGGCTGGAAACCTACGGATTCCGGCCTGATGGCGGCGTGGTGCATCTTTCACGGCAGTACCGGAACGACGACGGCAAGGACATTGACGCCTACGCCGCCACCGGCTCCATGGACTTTGACCGGGACTGGGTGCTGAAATACAGCCCGCTGATCTTCGTGGCGATCCAGCCGGAGAGCAACGCGCGGGTGCACGTAACGGTGGAGACCAACCGCCGCAGTGACTACCCGGAGAAAATCGTGTCCTCCGGCCTGACCACCTTTACCCATGCGGATTTCGCCCACTGGTCCTTCGGCACCAACCGAAAGCCGCAGGTGCGGCGGGTGAAGATGAAGGTGAAGAAGGCCACCTTCTACAAGCTGGTATTCAAGAGCAAATCGGCATCGTCTACCGCAACGGTTCTGGAGACGGACGTGCAACTCCGCTATACCGGAAATGTGAAATAAAGGGGTGAACCCATGAGCAAACAGACAATGACCCCGGAGCGGGTCGGTAAGGAATACAGCGCGGGGATCAGCTTTAACAGCGGCATTGACCTCTATGACTGCGTGGAGACCAACGAAAATTTCTTCATCGGGAAGCAGTGGGAGGGGGTGCAGAGCAACGGTCTCCCCACCCCCGTATTTAACTTTCTGAAACGGGTGGTGCTGTTCTCCGTGGCGAATATCTCCACGGATAACCTGAAGCTGTGGGCGCGGGCCATGTCCTCCAGCGGGGAGCGGAACACGCAGACCCTGGAGCTGGTGGCCGACATTCTAAACGATCAGTTCGCGTCCATCTTTGAGCACAACAGAATTGGCGGGCGCATCCGGGAGTATACCCGCAATGCCGCCGTAGACGGTGACGGCTGTATGTATACCTACTGGGACGATACGGCGGAGACCGGACAGGCAAGCAAGGGGGCTATCCGCACGGAAGTTCTGATGAATACGCAGGTTTTGTTCGGGAACCCCAACAACCGAGACGTGCAGAGCCAGCCCTACATCATTCTGGAGCGGCGGATGCTGCTGAGCGAAGCCCGGAAGCGGGCCAAGCGGTACGGCAAGGACCTGGACGAGATCCAGCCGGACAACAAGGACTGCGGCAACAACTACATGGATTCCATGAGCGGCAGCGGGAACAAGGTGACGGTGCTACTCCGGCTGTGGAAGGATGACGAGACCGGCACCGTCCACGCCTACGAGTGCACCCGGCAGGCGGAGATCCGGGGCGATCTGGACCTCGGTATCAAGCTATATCCCCTGACGTGGATGAATTGGGACTATGTGCAGGACTGCTATCACGGACAGGCCATGATTACCGGACTGCTGCCCAACCAGATCTTTGTAAACAAGCTGTTTGCCATGTCTATGATCTCGCTGATGACACTGGCCTATCCGAAGGTGGTATACGATTCCACCAAGGTAGCCAAGTGGACAAACAAGATCGGCGGGGCCATTCCGGTGAACGGCAGCGTGGAGGGCGTGGCGAAGATCATTGACCCCGCCAGCATCTCCCCCCAGATCAGCCAGTTTATCGACATTGCCATCAGCTACACGCAAAAATTCCTCGGCGCGTCGGACGTGGCGCTGGGCGATACCCGACCGGACAACACCTCCGCCATTATCGCCTTGCAGCGGGCGGCGGCAACGCCTATGGAGCTGACGAAGCAGAACCTTTTGCAGAGCATTGAGGATCTGGGCCGCATCTACATGGAGTTCATGGGCGAATACTACGGAGAACGGTATGTGGAGATATCCAACCCCTATGACAGCAGCAAATTGGTGGTCCCCTTTGACTTCTCCATCCTGAAGGAGATCCCCTTCACCATCGGACTGGATGCGGGCGCGGCTTCTTACTGGAGCGAAATTGCCGCCATGCAGACCCTTGATAACCTGCTGATGCAGGGCAAGATCTCCACGGTGGAATACCTGAAACGGTTGCCCGCCGGACAGATCACTGACAAGGAGGCGCTGATCCAAGCCCTCCAGCAGCAGGAACGTGCCATGATGGGTGGTCAGCCGGGGGCAGAGGGCGAACAGCCTGTTACCGAGGAGGAAACTGTCCCCATTCGGGGCGGGGCCGGATACGGCCAGTTGCAGCGGAAAATCAACGAGACCGGCGAAGTGCCGAAAACGGAGGTGTAACCTGTGGCGATTGAGAAATTCAACAAAAACATGGCGATCATTGCGGCGCTGGACGATGAACCCAATGACGTTGGCGGTATGACTTCCGCCGAGCTGAAAAACAAGTTCGACGAGGGCGGCAAGGCCCTTCAGACCTACATGAACGAGACCCTGATCCCGGCGCTGGAAAATCTGGGCGTGGAAACGGCGGTGCTGCTGCCGCAGAACGAGGCCGGGTTCAAGTACATTCGGCTGAACGAGGACAAGGTGCTGGAGGTCAGCACGGATGGCAAGGTTTGGCAGGCAACCGGTTCTTCCGGCCACCTGATTATCGGCCCGGACGGGCAGGCCCTCCCCCAGCGGAGCCGGATGCAGTTTACCAACGGCACTGTGACGGATCAGAATGGCGTGACCGTGGTGACCGGCGTAAAGGGTGACAAGGGCGAAAAAGGCGACAAGGGCGATACCGGCAATACCGGAGCCACCGGCGCACAGGGCCCGGTGGGACCTGCCATCGTCCCCAGTGTGGACATTAACGGCGTCATGTCCTTCTCCCTGCAAAATGTAACGTCCCCGCCCCAGAGCGTAAACGTGCGAGGCCCCCAAGGCCCGCAGGGCGTACAGGGCGAGCAGGGCGCACAGGGCGCAAGAGGCCCGCAGGGGATTCAGGGCGTGGCCGGTGCGCAGGGCCCCAAGGGAGACCAGGGCGCACAGGGCATTCAGGGCCCCGCAGGTCCCCAAGGACCCGCAGGCGCACAGGGCCCCACTGGTGCGCAGGGTCCAGCAGGCGCTCCCGGAAAGGACGGAACCAGCCTTTACATTGAGGATATTTACCCCACTCTTGCGGCGCTGCGGAACGCCATCCCCGCCGGAAACGACAAGATGTATATGGTGGAAGCAGACCGGGAGTGCTACATCTGGTCTGAGATTGAAAACGACTGGGCCAGCGTTGGCAAGCTGCAAGGCCCGGAAGGCCCGCAGGGGCCGGAAGGCAAGCAAGGTGTGCAAGGCCCGAAGGGCGATACTGGCGCACAGGGCCCGCAGGGTGAGCAGGGCATTCAGGGCATACAGGGTGCGCAGGGTGCCATCGGCCCGCAAGGCCCGCAAGGCCCCGCAGGTGTGAAGGGCACGGACGGCAAGAGCGCGTACCAGACCGCCGTGGAAGCCGGGTATTCCGGCACGGAGACGGCGTTCAACACAGCGCTTAAAGACGTGCCGGGGCATATTGCCAACGGCGATATTCATGTGACTGAGGAGCAGAAAACCGCGTGGAACAGTTCCGTCCGCTACAACGCGGCGCAGAGCCTGACGGACGCGCAGAAAACCCAGGCGAGGGGAAATATCGACGCAGCCCCCGGTGGGTTTGGGCTGGGACAAGCAAATATGAAAGCACTTGAAGATTGCGACAATGCTATTCTTTCCGGGTGGTATGCAACTGATTCTCCAACCTTGAATACTCCGGGCCAAAATGGCGAGGCAGGCGTTTTGTTGGTGAACCGCCGCATCGATAAGCGCATATATCAGGAATTTCATGCAATCAATGGGAATGAATACAGCCGCTGGTCTGCCGCAAGAATATCGTATGGCGATGTTTCTTCTGGTTTACAATGGGGGCCTTGGGAATACCTCAATCCCTTCATGCAGACGGGCGTAGAGTACCGCACCACGGAGCGGTTCTGGGGAAGACCGGTATATTATAAAATCGTTGATTGTGGAAAGATTGCGGACAATAAACAAGTGGAGCACGGAATTGTGAATATGCGGGATTGCATATATTGCCAAGGATTGCGTGGCGGTCTGCCAATGCCCAGCATTTCCAACAATAATTTGTCGGCCCCATGGAGCTACTACGTTGCTGATGTTAGTCGTACAAAAATCACACTTGCGTGCGGCACAAGCGCAGCAGGTGGCAACTGCCATGTAATGCTCAAATACACCAAGACCACGGACTAAGGAGGAAGCACCATGAAAGTTATCAAATATCAGCTTTGCACCGAGGCCAATCACGGCACGGAGGATAAGCCAAATATTGAACAGGTTTTCTCCGCTGTCATTCTGGGGTGGTCTGCCGCAAATGAGACTATTGCCAAAACGGAAGCCTACAATGGCGAGTACACCATTGAGGATGATGGTGAGCCGGAGCCTGCACCCACCCAGATTGACCGCATCGAAGCCCAAGTGGCATACACAGCTCTGATGACTGACACTCTAATGGAACAGGGGCTATGGACAAAGGCCATGGTCAAGAACGCCGTGAAGAAAGGCGTGTTGACCGCTGGGGATTACGCGGAAATTGTAGGAGAAGCGTATGAATAACACTTGCATCTGCTGTGGGGCTATTATCCCGGAGGGGCGGCAGGTCTGCCCCATCTGCGAGAGACGGTGGCCTGAATTTTAACCTGCACGAAACAAAGTCGGAATTATACAAAGGAGGGACACTATGAACGCTTTACACATCAAAAACACGGTGTTGGCGGTGCTGGCTGCGACCGGCTCCGTGATTGCACAGGCACTGGGGGGATGGGACATGGCGCTGAAAGTGCTGATCTGTTTTATGGTGCTGGACTACGCCACCGGATGGATGGTGGCGGCTATCTGGCACAAGTCCGGGAAGAGCAGCACCGGGGCGCTGAGTTCCGACGCGGGCTTCAAGGGACTGGCGAAGAAGTGCGTCATGCTGGCGCTGGTATGGATGGGGGCATTACTGGATCAGGCCACATCCAGCGATTTTGTACGGGACGCTGTGTGTATGTTCTTCATCGCCAATGAGGGCCTGTCGATTTTGGAGAATACCGCCATTATGGGCGTTCCCTACCCGGCCTTTGTGCAGAATATGCTGGACGCCATCCGGCAGGCCAGCGATCAGGGGAAACAGAATACGGAGGCCCATACATGAGCACGAGAGCGGGCACTGTCCCGCTCTCCGACCTCCAATTTTTGAAGATCTATTTCAATAAGCGGCGGCTCCGCTCCACCACGGCCAACCTGAAGAAGATGCTGGCGGAGGCGGGCGGGGACGCTATCTGCAATGGCTCCATTTTCCTGCGGAACCAGATACCGGCCTGCCACCTGAAAGCGGACGGCAAGGTCTACAAGGCCCCCAATTACCGGGCGTGGGGCATCAGCTGGGACACCCCAGCGGACTTCGGCGTGAAAACCGTGCCCAATGGGGACGCAAACTACATGGAGTGCGTCCACCTTATCATCGGCGGGAAGAAGATCGACCCCGTCCACTGCGGAGCGGATATGCGCTACCGTGCGCCACGAACGGCCATCGGCACCAAGAATGGACGGTTCGCCTACTATGTGAGCAAGGGCCGGCGGTCGCCGGAACAACTCCGTGACCTGCTGGCGGCGTCCGGCTGGGACAACGCCATTATGATGGACGGCGGCGGGTCTACCTGCTTCATGGATTCGGCAGGCAAGGGCTTTACCGGGGACGGACGGGTGATCCCGTTCTTCCTTGTGTGGAAATACAAGGGCGGGGACGCATTTGAACCGGAAGGAGAGAAACCTATGGTAGAGATCAACGCCTATTCCAAGGCGAAGGACGGCGGCAAGAAGCTGTCCGGCAATTTCAAAGTCAGCGAGTTTGCCTGCAAGGACGGCAGCGATGTCGTTTTGGTAGCGCCCCGGCTGGTGATGGTATTGCAGACCATCCGGGATCATTTCGGCACGGCTGTGACCATCAACAGCGGGTATCGGACGCCGCAGTACAATACCAAGGTTGGCGGCGTGGCCCACAGCCAGCACTGCTATGGCACGGCGGCGGACATTTCCGTGAAGGGCCAGACCCCGGCAGCGGTGGCGGCTTATGCCCGGACGCTGATGCCGGACTGGGGCGGCGTGGGGATTTATGACAGCTTCACGCATATTGACGTCCGGGAAACCCGCTCGGATTGGAACGGATAAGGAGGGCCATGTATGGCAGGCTATTACGACAAGAACAAGGACTATTCCAAAGAGCTTCAGCGAACGGATCTGTCGGCCTCCGAGCGGGCGCAGCTGCGTCAAGAGCGGCAGAACAAGATCGACGATAAGTACGGCGGCAAGGAGCCGAATATGATCGGCTCTAATAAGACATACACGCAGACCTACGGCGGGTCCTCCGGCGGCAGTTCCAAAGGCAGCTACAAGGGCGTGGAATACACCCGCGAGGACAACGGCGGCGGCGTTTACGGGATGCCCTCCAGCAACTCCGAGGTAAAGAACTACACGCAGGGTGGCGTGACCTACAGCGTAGGCGCGGACATGAGCCGCCGCACGGATTTGGCTGGTAAGGCGCAGGTGTCCAATGGCTATACCGTGTTTTATGATGACAACGGCTATGCCTACAAGGCGGTGAAGGGCGTGGCGGACTACACCCCCCATCAGGACATCAACGCTGGGAACGGCAGCTACAGCAAAAGCGGTGCGTGGACGGATAATGAAATTCTGACCGCTTTAGACCGGGCGAAAATTTCGGCCATCCGTGGGCAGCTCCAGCGTGGTGAGATCACCGGGGATCAGGCAAACCAAGCAGCAAACGCCATCCGGGCCGGGTACGGCTACACCATCGACAAGAACGGCTATGTGACAGACAACGGCGCCTTGTCTGCCGTGAATGACCGCCGGAAACAGCTGGGACTTTTCACCAGCCCGGAGAGCGCAGAACTGGACTATTACCGCTATCTTATGGGCACAGACACCTCCCCCACCGCACAGGAAAGCGGCAATGTCCAGTCCTTTGGGGATTATCTGGCCGCAAACGGCGGCGCACAGGCAGGCGGTCAGCAGCGGGTGACGGACATTGCGGCAGGCAGCACCCCCACCAGGAACTATTCCACCAGTCAGATCGGAACCAGCTATGACATCGGGGACGGCAGCAACTATTTGAAAGAACTGTACGCCCAGAAAGTGGCGGCGGAACTGGCAGCGCTGAAATCCGCCTACGAGAAGAACACCTCCACCCTGGATGCCAGCCGCGCACAGATCGCGCCGGTGTATGACATCGCCCGGAACAGCGCGGCCAACCAGAACGCCCTGAGCCGGGGCGCATTTCAGGAGATGGCGGTGGCTAACGGCCTGAACACCGGCACCACCGGACAGGCGGCACTGGCACAGGACGTTGTGCTCCAACAGAACCTTTCCCAGATCGACCGGGAGCAGGCGGAAAAGACGGCGGCCATCGACCTTCAGCGGAGCCAGCTGGACACGGAGTACCAGAACGCCATTGCCGAGGCGCAGGCCACTGGAAACGCAGAGCTGGCAAATGCCCTGTATGAAGAATACGTGCGGCAGCAGAACCAGGCGGTCAAGCAGACGGCGGCAGCGGCCGCCACGACTGCCGCAAAGCCCATTTTAACGGCCAGTCAGGTACAGTCCGCCTTGAAAAACGGCATCGTGACGGATGACGTGATCTCTGCCTTTGATTACTATTACGGTCAGGGGTCTTATGATGCCCTGTACGGCACCGGCAAGCTGAAGGCGGGGACAACCGGCACTGCCAAAACCGGCAGCAAGCGCAGCGGCAAAAGCAGCTATTCCAACGGCTCTCTGACCAACGAGCAGGTGAAGCAGCTCCAGAAATACTACGGCGTGACCGCTGACGGCAAGTGGGGCACCAACTCCAAGAAGGCCGCAGGCGGCCTGACGGCTGACAAAGCATGGGCAAAGTATAGTAAGGGCCAGAAGAGCGGTTACTCTATGGGCTATGATGAATTGAAACGGACGATTTCTGATTATATGAATCGCGGCGGCTATCAGCGGGCGCAAAACATCCTGAAAAGTCACTGGAATAGTCTGAGCGCCGCACAGCAGCAGGAAATTTCCAATATGTTCAAATAAGGAGCGTGCTATGGCAGTTAAAATGCCCGATTTGGTGGCTTATGGAAAAAGCAAATCAGTAAAGTCTACCGCCGGAAGTTCCACATCCCCCCAGAAAAATGCAACGCAAATGCCCGATTTAGTGGCTTATGGGAAACGGAAATCTTCTGTTTCCAAGCCCGCCACAACGCAGAAAACCACCACGAACGCAGGGAAGCAGCAGAGATTTGTGGCAGACCCCACCCTCGCCAAAAACAATGCGTCCAGCCGCGTCAAAAACATTGTGACCGGCGCAACGAAGTCCGCCGGTTCCGCCTTTACGAATCTGGGCGGTGTGCTGGCGGAGGGGTCCGGGAAACTGAACACCCGGATCGCCAACCAGAACGCCGGGGATTCCCTGCAAAGCGATCATGAAGCGGTGAAGCGGTATGAGAAGATGCTCCGGGATGTGAAGTGGGCCAACGGCAAGGCCATGACGGCGGCGGACGTAAAGCAGGTGCAGGGCTACCTTTCTGCCGCAAAACGCCGCATCGCGGCCCATGAGGGCTACACCAAGGCGGTGGAGCAGTCTGACAAGGCAGTGGCGGACAAGGCGTATCAGAAGGCGGACCGTCTGTCCCAAAGCTCCGCTGCGGACGTGGCGCAGGCCAAGAAAGGACTGGGGCCGGTGGGCCAGTTCGCCGTGGATCTGGGCGTTCAGGGCGTACAGATGGCGGGGGACGTGGCGGCCAGCGCCGTGATCCCCGGAGCCGGTCTTGCTCTGATGTCGGCCCGTTCCGCCGGAAGCAGCGCCCAACGGGCCAGACAGGCCGGGGCCAACTACAACCAGCAGCTTGCCTACGGACTGGGCAGCGGTGCGCTGAGCCTCGGTACAGAGAAAATTTCCAACGTTTCTAAGCTGTTTCAGAAGACGTTTGGGCGCGGCCTCGCGGAGAAGGCAGCCAGCAAGTTAATCGCAAAATTTGGCGAAAACACAGCCGTCCAGGTCATGAGCGACCTTGCCAAGCGTCCCGCCGGGAGGCTGGCCCTCTCCATGATCTCCGAGGGCGGAGAAGAATTTCTGGAAGATTATGCCCAGCCCTTTTTGCAGCGGGCCACCTATGACCCCTCTGCCCGGTTTGATCTCAGCGAGGCGCTGTATGACGCGGCGGTGGGCGCTGCCATGGGCGGCATCGGCGCAGGCGTTGACGTCATCCAGCAGCGTGGAAACGGTCAGGCGGACGCACAGCCCACGCAGGAGGTACGCCCGGAGGTACGGGAGGGTACTTATACCCCCGCCCCCGCAAACACCGCAGAGGGCACGCAAAACGCCGTCCCCAGTGTGGAGACGGCGCCGAAGTATGATGCTTTGCAAGCGGATGCAATCCGCCATGAGGGGAAAACCTTCCGAAATCTGGTAGCCGGATTTGACACCAGCGTTTCCGAATTTTTCAAGAAGTGGAGAAATGGGCGGAAGAACACGGAAACCGAGAAGCTGGAAAAGCTGTATCTGGGGAAAATGTCTGAAGATGCAAAACGGCAGGCATCCAATATTCTGGGCTATGAGATCGACAGCCGGGACATGATCGTTACCAGTGATGATGTGAAGCATATTCTGGATTCTCACGGCAACGCAGAGACTGAACTCCAGAGAGGCAACCAACCGCTTGAACAGTGGGCGATTGACGCGATTCCAGACGTTGTAACCCAGCCGGACAGCATCGTTCCCGGCAGCACGAACACCAGCGGAAAGCACCCCGGGAAACAGGGCGTTATTTTCAGCAAAACCATGCCGAATGGGACTGTGGTAACGGTTCAGTTCGACAACAAAGGCCGAAAAACCATGGAACTGACCACCATGTATGTGAAAAAAAGCGGCCCCACAACTCAGGCGTTCAACGTGGAGAATACCTCCCCGCAACTTACGGCCGAGCCGGTTCCTGAATCTGTGAGTTCCGCTTCTTCGGACCTGACACCCGCAGAGGCCAGGTTGGCGGGTCCAGCACCCGTGCCTTCCTCTGCGGCGTCAAGCCCTATTGAGGGTACGCGTCCCCTCAATGCTAATGATAGCATAGCACAGGGGGCGGAAAATGTCAAGAACGGCGGTGCGGCTGGGTTTGACACGCCGGGTGACGCCGTGGCGGGGGCGGTGAACACGCCCTTTGACACCATGCAGGCCAAGAGCGATGAGTTTTACCCGGTCAACCCCAACAGCGCCCAGCGCATCCAGGCAGACCAGCGGCGGGCACCCTCTGAGGTTCCAGTTGTGAACCCTGATACCGGGCGGAATGTGGAGAAAACGGTCTCCACCATTCTGAACAGCCCCCTGACCTCCCCAGAGATGGCAACCGTGTATGAAAACGCTATTGCCGGCGGCGCGTTCGACTATGACGTGGTGACGGACCGGAGCGCCGTGCAGCAGGCGCAGGCCAAGATCGCACGGGATGGCTGGCAGGAGGTGGCAAACAGCTTCATTGCCAAGGCGGAGCTGGGACAGCGGATCACCAAGGCAGACACCGCCGAGGCCATCAGCGCCTACAACCTTGCCATTTCCGAAGGAGACCACAAGGCCGCCTTTGAGCTGGCAACAGCCATTGCGGACGCTGCCCATGACAGCGCGCAGATGGTGCAGGCCATGAACCTGATGAACCGGTTGACACCGGAGGGCCGTCTGCTGACGCTGCGGCGGCTGGTAGACAAAATGAATGACCGGGTGGCACGGCAGAACCGGGCACCCCGGCAGAGTACCACCGACAGCGGAGACGTGGAAAGCGCACGGGTAGACTACATCGACAAGGTGACGGGCTTCACCCTCTCTGACGAACTGGCCACCAACTACCTGATGGCAGAGACGGACGCGGAGCGGACGGCGGCGTGGGACGCCATCACCACCTCCATTGCAGACCAGATTCCCAGTACGTTCCGGGAGAAGGCCAATTTCTGGCGGTACACCTCCATGCTGACTAACCCCACCACCCACATTCGCAACATCATGGGCAACGCCATTCAGATGGGTGCGCGGAAGATCAAGAACGGCATCGGAACCGCAATTGAGCGGGCGGTCATCAAGGACCCCTCTCAGCGGACAAAGGCCCTGAATGTTGACAAGGATCTGAAAGCCTTTGCCAAGGGTCAGTATGAGACGGACCAGAACGCGGCTATGGGCAGTGGGAAGTATTCTGACGCCACGGCGGCAGGCATTGAGCGGGAGATCCAGAGCAAGCGGAAAATGTTCAAGGGGGAGGACGTTCTCTCTCGCGCCGTGCAGGGCATCGGAGACCTGAACAGCCGCGCCCTTGACTATGAAGACGTGATCTTCAACCGTGCGGCCTACGTGGACAGCTTCGCCCAGGCGCTGCAAGCCAAGGGCGTGACGGCGGCAGAGGCCCACGCAGGGACCAGGCCCGCAGATGTGGAGGCGGCACGGGCCTACGCCATCGAGGAAGCGCAGAAGGCTACCTACCGCAACACCACGGCGCTTTCTGAGGCGCTGTCCAAGCGAGGCCGGTATGATGCGAGTGACAATATTGTTGAGCGCGGTATAAGTTTTGTCACCGATGCGCTTCTCCCCTTCCGCAAGACCCCGGCCAACATCCTGACTACGGGTCTTGATTACAGCCCTGTGGGGCTTGGAAAGGGCATTAAAGAAGCCATGTTTGACGTGAAGTCCGGGAAATGCACGGCGGCGGACGCCGTGGATTCCCTTGCATCCGGTCTCACGGGAACCGGCATTTTCGCGCTGGGCGCTTATCTGGCGGCGGAGGGGCTGCTCCACATCCGGGCCGGTGACGATGACAAGGAGGAAGCCTTTGAGAAGTCCATGGGCGGGCAGGATTATGCCATCCAGATTGGGGACAAATCCTATACATTGGACTGGGCGCTTCCTGCGGCAATGCCCCTGTTTGCTGGCGCTGCCACCATGAAATCCGTTCAGAAGGGCGGCGGAACATTTGTTTCTCTTGTAGATGCCATTAAGAATATCGGCAGTGTTATTTGGGAAACCTCCATGCTGTCCTCCCTGAATGATCTGGTCTCCTATTGGAGTTATGCGGATGATCCGGGGGCATATCTTATCAGCAAGGCGGCCAGCAGCTACGCCGGACAGTATATCCCCACCATCGGCGGCAAGGTTGCGTCCGTATTTGATGATACGGTGCGCAAAAGCTATGTGGAAAAGGGTTCCGGGCAGGTAGCCTCTGACGTGAACTATTTCTTGCAGGGGGCGGCGAAGAAGGTCCCCGGCGCACGGAATCAGCTTCAGCCTATGGTGGATATGTGGGGCAACGAGGTCTCTAACGGCTCCGCACCGGAGCGGGTGTTCCAGTCCTTCTTCTCCCCCGGCTTCCTGAAAGCGCAGGACAACAGCCCCGCCACGCAGGAGATCCGGCGGCTGGCGAAGGCCACCGGAGACAGCACCGTTTATCCTGCGGCGGCGGAAAAGTCCTATACGGTGAAGGGTGAGACCCGGACCCTGACCGGAGAGGAATACACCCGGTACGCCAAGGCTATGGGCCAGACGCGGAAGGAGCTGGTAGAGGCGGCAGTGAAGCTGCCCGTCTACAAGTCCATGAGCAATGCGGAAAAGGCGGATTACATCCAGAACGTGTATAAATATGCGCTGGAGACGGCCCGTCAGCAGGTGGATCCCAAGTATGAAACCAGCGCCAAGTGGATTGAGAACGCCAAAACGTCCAAGCGGGACATCGGCGTGTCCACCGGGGAATTTCTGGCCCTGTACCAGAAGTACGGCAGCGAGAAAATGAGCGGGAAAGCCTACGAGAAAGTGAAGCAGGCGCATGATGCCGGACTTTCTCCAAAAGAGTATTTCTCCATGAAGGACCGGGCAGACGCAGACGGAAACGGCAGGGTCAGCAAGGCGGAAGCCAGCGCCGCCCTTGCCAGTAAGGAAAACCGGGCGGATCTGTGGGACATTATCTGCACCACCAACGCCAAGAACCCCTATAAGTAAGAAAACACCCTCGCCGTCTGGCGGGGGTGTTTCTTTTAGCTTTTACATCATGGACAGGAGCGTTTTCACATGGGCGGCGCGGTCCAGCATCCGTTCATGCTCCCAGTCCCAGACGGCCTGCATGGCCTCCGTGGGATGGTGACCGGCGTCCTTCGCCTTTTCGATATGGCGAACGGCCATTTCGTGGAGCCGATTGGCATGGCCCAGCTCCTGACGGCTGAGGTCGGCGTAGGTGCTGGCGTCCTCCGGGTCCTCCCCAGCGTGCTTGACGGCCTCACGGGCGTACTTCTCGGCATCGTCCAATTCTTCCCGGATCCCTTCGGCCAAGTGTTTGATCTCGTACATAAGATCCTCCTAACTCTGCTTGATGAGGGTGTAGAGCTTGTCCACATCCGTTTCATTCAGCGTGACGTTCCCGATCAGGGGGATATTGGTGGTGACGGGGCCTTTGGCGGCTTCGGTTTTCAGGCAGGCGTAGATCTTGTCAATATCTACGTTCCCCGCCTCGTCAAAGACGCCGAGGGCCTTCATGGCGGGATGCTCCCGGAGGGCGGAAAGGCTGGCGTCCAGATTGCCCAGGGCCATAGCAGCCCCGGCGCCGACCGCCCATTTCTGCCAGCCGGTGAGCTTACCGGTAAATTCCTCATCCACATAGCGGGCAGCGCCCTGCTTGATCTGATCCAATGTTACCATAGATTCCTCCAATGACGGGAGAGAGGGGCGCTATGCCCCTCTCTTTTTCCCTCTTCGCTTCTTAGCAGCCGCAGCCGTGGCCACAGGTGGAGACGGGGAGGGGGTTATAGGTGGACTGGGGCGTGGTGCCGGTGCCGGTGGTGATGTCCGCGACCATTTTGGGATAAAAGGTGGCGTTTGTGTAGGTGACGATGGTGTTGTCAGCGCACTTCCGCTCGTCCCGCTCCCGGGAAATGGCCCCGCACAGCTCGTTCTTGCAGCAGTCCACGCGCTCCTGCAACAGCTGGAAGCTGTCCTTGGTGGCCTGATTGTTGACCGCCTGGGAGGCCAGCACACCCTGCACCTCGCCCAGCTTGCCGTCAATGTACTTGTACATCTCCAGCATCTTCTGGTCCTGGTAGGTGTTGGCATCCCGCAGGGCAATGTCGCTGCGGAGCTTGGCGTTCTCCTGCACCATGGACAGCTCGTAGCGGTTTACCGTGTGGTTCTCGCTGCATCCGGCCTCCGCCGCCATACCAGCGGCAAAGGGAACAGCGCGATTGCCCAGCAGGATCCCGCCGAGACCGCCCAGAGAGTTCAGGACGCCCAGAGACAGACCGGCAATGCCGGTGCCGAGACCAGCGCCCGCGATGCCCTTGCTTGCAAATTCAGCCATAGGGAATTCCTCCTTTTTCAAAGATACACCCCCTGTTTCCGCGCGCAAAACAAGCGGTGCTCTATGGTTACCGTACCACAGGGCACCGCTTGTCATGGCTTAGAGGCGTCTTTTGTTTGGGCGGGATATGCCTGCTTTATCCCGAATGGAGCGCAGGCAGGCGTTCACGGAGGAACGGGACAGGTACAGCTCTGCCGCCGCATCCTCGATCGCCCAGCCACGGCGGCAAACCAGATTGAACACGCGCCGCTCCCGGTCGGTGAGATAGCGGCACTGCTCCATCTTTTGGAGCTGCTGGACGGTGTATCGGTATTTCATAATGGGCCTCCTTTACGAAGTGCCCCTCCCCTTTGATCTACCGATGCAGGGGGTCAGGTTCCCTGCGCGTCTATCATGGCTAACAGCTTTTCCAGATCGTAAAAATTCCGTGGGTTCAGCCCGGTTTCCCTCTGGATGAGCTGAAAGCGGTAGCGGATGGAGTTGTAGTGCAGGTAAACCACATTGCTGGTCTTTATCATGTTCATGTCGTTCTCTGCATAGGCTTTCAGAAGTTTTTTGTCCCTGTCCTCCATAGCTTACCTCCTTTTGTCGCGCGGGGCGGCTGGCAACTTTTCGATAGCAATTTTAGTTTCACACAGCTTGCGATACATTGCGTGTTCAAAGCCTTTGAATGGCTTAAACTGCTGAAATTCGTTCTCTAATTCGATCAGCAGATTGACCACTTTGCGTTTCTCGATGTACCCATCCATCTTACTTTCCACCCAACAAGTACAGTTTCAGCCACAGCGGAATGTCGGCGGTCAGAATGCTTTTGAAATAAAACACGGTAAACGCAATGCCAGCGACTATGACCAGCGTCCAAAAGGCTATCATCAGCCAGTCTTTCAGCTTCATTCAGCACCGTCGTCCTTTCTCTCGCCAAGGCCGCAAAAGAATGTCCTTGTGTCCTGCTCAAACGGCAAAAACGCGATGTTTGTTTTGGGGCAAAATGCGTATATATCTTTTCGGTTCCACACGCACAAGTGCTTACAGTCCTTGCACCGTGTAACAAGTTTCGCTCTTCTCCGCAACTTATTGATTGCGGATACCAAAACCAACGCAGCGGCATATATCGCCACGCCGAGAACAACTGATACCAGCACAGCACCGCCGACGATCATAAACGCCGCGCCAATGTTCACCATCACGTTATCTATCATTCGCATTGCCCTCCGTCATGCACCGTTGTGTATTTCCAAATCAGCGTGTTCAGCCTTCTCAGCCCCTCCATGGTGATTAGGTCCTGCGCGCACAGCTCGTCCCGCAGGCGCTCCAGTGCTTCGATTGGGGCCACGTCGGCGGCGGGGATGCTATCCGCAAGCATAGCCGCCGCGCTACCCCACATTGGAATATCTTTCACCGCCTCGATAAATGCACTGCGCCTAATGTATTCATCCATGGTCAGCCCTCCTGTTTCAGCTCTCGCACAGTCTGGTGGATACGCTTCGCGCAGGCAGGGCATATTTCCCCCACATCCACTATGACATCCACTATGTCCGGGTTGCTCGCGTAGATGCTTGCGTTGCTCTCCACGCAGACCCTATAAGTTTCCTGAATCTTGAATATTTCTTTTCCGCAAAGATCACAAAAACGCTTCGTCATGTTCTTTCCTCCCTCCCATAAAACGCCTCTAAGTCATCCTGCGCCCTGTCAACAAAATCGGGGCAAGCCAAGCATTCCGGCAAAAACCAATCCGTTGATCTATCAATTCGGCCCAAGCAATAGATATGGTCTTTTTCACCATCGTTCCATTCGTGGGATGGATAACCTCGATGACCCAGCGCACACTTAACTGTTGCCATTATCAGCCCTCCTCCACATAGCGCCAGCTTTGGGGCGGGCGGCGAAGCGACAAATACCCATTGTTGCAGATACCGCCGTTGTTGCTGTACATGGCGCAGGACTCACAGTATAGGTCATTAGGACAAAGCCGCCGAAACGCCGTCAGCTCCCGCGGCTGGTCATAGATCAGCAGGTCGGAGATGTACCAGCCGTAACAACGCCCCTTATCGCCGATATAAGCTATAATTTCTACCTGAGATAAGCACGTCGCAGGGGAAAAGGTGGCATTTGTCGGACACCATAGCCTGCCGCCATCGTATGTGATCGGGACGACCCGCTCACAGGTAAAC